AGATGTGTATAAGAGACAGACCAAAAGGATAGTCCCAAGTCTCACCTTTCTTGTAGAAATCGTTGAACCTGATATTAACTTTATATGTCGATCCAGTCTCCTTCATCCACATCTCATCTTTAAGATCGAGGATATGAAAGAAGTCATTTATTTGACCCAACGTAGACTCTCCAACACCAATTACAGGATAATTGGGAGACTCAATGAGTGACGTTTTAACATGTGGACATAATTTAATTAAGGCGGCAGCAGTCATCCAACCAGCAGTACCACCGCCAACAACTAATACATTACGAATATTCATTTTTAATTATTTAGAAGCAAATTTACCAATTTTAAATTCTTCCTGAATCTCGTCAGACATTTGATCTGCTGTCAACCATGCAGGCATTGTTTCATCATGAGGGAATGGTTCATCAGGATTAATTGAGTTACCATTCTCATCATACTGCACCTCAGGTAAAGTTTCCTTAACATTTTTACAATGCTCATAGAATTTACCTTCCTTAGCAGCATCACCAAACAATCCTGCATCAATATCTTTCCAAAGATAGGAAAGTTGTACGCCAGGATCACCATATGCTACCACACGAAGCATTTCGGGATCATGTGCTTCAAAGTCAGGAATCCACTCACCTAGTTCTAGTTTCCATAGGTTAGTTGCATCATCAGGAATATCCATCCATTTCATGGATGCGCCTGGACCTGTGTAGATCTCAAACTCTGTGCCTGCTTCAACGATGTCTGTAATGAATCCGTCAGCGCGGACTAATGCTCTTTGTGCCATGATAGTTTAATCGAATTCGTAAACAACAACAATACCTTGGCGACCATCGCCACCACGCTCGCTGTTCCTGCCTGAGGAACCACCAGCACCATAAGCAGCATGACTTCTATGCCTTTGTGCCCACTGCTGCTGTCTATGAGCAGTTGGAGAAGATCCACCCCAGAAAGATGTCCCACCGTGACCTAGACCAGGAGGGTTTCTATGCCCTTGACCAGATCCACCATAGATTCTAACTGAACCTTGGTTAGGACTACCACCAGTAGCACCCTCATGCTGTTGACGACGGTTTGCACCTTGTCCACCACCAGATGAACAGTAGTTGCCAAAAGAGGATGATCCTCCATTACCACCACGAGCAGAGTAATTAGTACCACCACCTTGACCGCCAACAGTAACACTAATCGAGTTAATGTTCTCTACGTTAACGATAGTTTCAGTGTGAGCACCAGCACCAGCAGATTCACCGTAACCCGATCCTCCACCGCCACCAGCAGTACACTTCACCCAGATACGCTTAATACCTGAGGGTTTGTTCCAGGTAGAGTTACCATTATAGACAGAGATGGATTTAGGTCCGCCACCAGAGGTAACAGTTGCCCATGACATTGTAGTGCCGTTAGTAGACAGATACTTTCCAGACTGTCCCGACACAGATGGAATCACCTGGGAAGATGATCCGCCAATAGTTCCGTTAATCACAATGTTACTAACGGTCAGAGTACCGTTCACTGTGATAGAACCAGAACTTAGGTTAAGACCACCAGAACCAGATAGATCTCTGATGGATGATACTTTTAGGGTACTCATTGATTACTTGTCTCCTTCCTTGTTATTTATATCAAATAAATTCGTAGACGACGACGATACCTTCACGACCATCACCTCCACGCTCAGAGTTCTTACCTGAGGAACCACCAGCACCATAGGCAGCGTGTGCCCTATGCCGTTGTGCCCATTGTTGTTGACGGTGTGAGGTTGGTGCAGAACCTCCCCAATAAGAATGTCCACCATGACCTAGACCAGGAGGATTGCGGTGTCCCTGTGAGGATCCACCATAGATTCTAACTGAACCTTGGTTAGGATTACCACCAGTAGATCCTTCATGCTGCTGACGACGGTTTGCGCCTTGTCCACCGCCAGATGAACAATAGTTACCGAATGATGATGTACCACCATTACCAGCACGTCCGTTGTAGTTTGTACCAGCACCTTGACCACCGACAGTAACACTAATTGAGTTGATGTTAGCAACATCTACAAAGGTTTCTGTATGAGCACCAGCAGCACCAGATTCACCATAACCTGAACCACCTCCACCTCCACCAGTACACATAACCCAAATACGTTTCACACCTGATGGTTTGTTCCAAGTAGAATTACCATTATATACAGAGATTGAGTTAGGAATACCTTTGTTACCACCACTTTCTGTCCACGATAAGGTACTACCGTTATTAGTGAGGAATGAACCTGCTGGTATGCCAGATTGGTTAGGAATAATATATCCAGAAGATCCTGTCAAATTACCATTGATAACAATGTTAGATACCGTCAAAGTACCATTAGAAGTGATCGCTCCGTTAGAGAACGTCATTCCACCTTGGTTTTGAAGGTCTTTAACTTGTGCAACCGTTAATCTTGTCATTTTAGAGTATCAACCCATATGTTTATTTATAATTTACGCCGCTGAGTATCTCGATTGACTACCAAAAACTTTCCATGATGCTCCATCTAAGTAGAAGAAGAAGTTAAATACATCCCACTCACCATTACTAAATGCACTCGTCATGTACATATCAGCAGTCTGACCATTAATTTGCGCCCCAGTAATATAACCATTACCATTAGTTTGATGTACGATTACCTGAGCAGTATACACAAAACCTGCAATACTGGGTACATTAATAAAGTTTACAACAAAGTTACCATTAAATCCCGTAGGATTGCTAGTAGTAAATATCGTTGCCTGAGAGTGATCTAGTGCTACTGTACCTGACTTAGCAAAAGCAACTGATCTTTCTTTGGTTTGTCCAAATTCAAATGTAGCACCAGTAACAATTCTTAGATGACTGTTAACAGCAGCATTATCAAAGTATCTGTATGTAGATATATCTTCATCAGTACCAATTAGTGTCCATGTGGCACCATCCTCAATGGTAACTGTATAACCATTAGAAATAGTAATAGGTGCAGCAGAGAATCCGTTAGTGAATTCTGCACCATTATTTGCACTAGGTCCAATAGTTACATTTTCACTAATCGTAGTACCATTAGTTCTAATAATAGAATCTTCACCTAATGAAGGTCCACCACCACCAACATCATCCCATCCAGGAGTACCAGGACCTACCACATCAGGTAGATAACCCTGAAACATACCCTCAGTAGAGTTGAAAACCATCGTACCTAAGGGTACAGTTCCCAAAGCATTGATTTGTGTCTGATTAAGGATTGGCAGATTGATTTGTTCTGTTACTTGAAGAGCAGTAACAATTGCTCTCGTAGCAGCATCAATCTGATTGCCTATAATTTTGGTGGTCATTTATTCCGTGGATAAGGTTTTAAATCACGAGTTCACGAATGTGGATTTTATCACCTGTTGCAGGAGGAGAAGCAATAGAGAAATCAACAGCATTACCTGTTACGGTATAATCTGTGCCAGGGATCTGTGCAACACCATTAAGGAATACCAGAACCGAGAAGGCAGTATGTCCAGGAGAAATACCAAAAGTTTGGGAAGAACCATCACCATTATATGTTACACCTGAATTACTATTAGCAATACCAGTTGCTAATGAATATTTATCAGCGCAACCATACTTACCAGTTACATCAATATCACCATCGAAGAATGTATTACCACTAATCTTCAATCGATTAGAGGCATCAGGTGCCATACCAATACCATAGTTAGTAACACCATTAAATCTATTAGATGTAATAGGGGTGGTATCACTCAGACCAAACTTGTACCATGTACCAGCATCATATACCCAACCAAGAGATTGACCAGGCACCCAATCGATATTATAACAAAGATCACCACTGTTAAATGCAAGTCCTAAATCGAGATCAGGCAATCCACCAGATTCTTCGGCAAGGAATGTCTGTCTTAACACAGTACCATCATCGTTAGAGAAGGTAAACTTCAACGATTGAATTTCATCCTGTGATGTTACCTTCTTCTGGAAAGTAACAGGACCAGAGAATACTGATTCCAATTGGTTAGATGCACCACCAATAACAGTCAGTTTATCAGTCAGCACCAACTCAGAGAATGTCTCGATAGTTGTGCCTTCCTCACCCAACACATTCAACTGTGCAATATCTTCGTTAGTGATCTGACCTGTAACTGGGTTAATAACCTGGTTACCAACAAACAACTCACCATCAGAGTTAACACCAGAGTAGTATGCAACACCTGCTGCTTCTTTCAGTGACTGAGATAGTCTAACTTGCTCAGGTGAGAGAACCTCAACCTGTGTAGATGGGAATGCAGTTGAATAGTTACCAGGACCGAAACCAAGATACTCAAACGTGTGACCAGATGCACGAAGAATTGAATAACGACGAAGTTCAATACTCAAAGGAGCAACAGAACTATCTGGATTCAATTTAAGAGGAATCTTTCTTTCTTCCTCATCACCTAGTCTAGAAGTAACAACAATGTTAGACAACGTATTAGTTACAGTAGTATAACCAAGGTTGTTGTTAGATTCTAAGAGGAAGAACTGTGTTGTTTCCTTAGTAATAGATAACTGAGTATCTTCATTAGGTGTAGGTGATGCACCATCGGTAGTTCTAACCAAACCAAGAACTTGGTTGTCCGCAACTGATACAGCAGCAGCAGGATCAGATACAGGGTTATCTCTATCAAATGCAGGATAAATGTCTACCGACTGCTGAGAGAAGAAAAAATCATCAAAGTTTGAAGTAATGGGCGATACAGACGCCGACAAGACTGTAATATAGTAAATACCATCAGTTTCACCAACAACTAACTCCTGATATGTTTCTACATCATACACATAATAGGTTTTACTATATGCAGGTGAGTTTGTTTCAGATGATCTAGGTTGTAATACAAAACCTGTGATAGGTGGACGTGGAATCGGGAATGCATCCTTATCCAACACATAACGGAAACGATATGTTCTGTCATTCAGGTCACGAGCATCAGGCACACGACGGATAAAGGTAGTAGGTGTGAATCCAAGGTTCTGATAGATAGAGTTTGCTTGGAGTGTAGTGTAGATAATATTATTTGTGCTATCTACTTGCAAATACCACTGACCACGGTTAGTATCATATTTGATAGGTGAATCATCATCACCTGCTCTTGTTCCAGTTACAGTAGGACCAGAGGGAGAAATATCAGCATAGTGTGTAGTAGGAGCAGAAGCACCTGATGCTGTCAATGATACATACAATCTATCAGGTGTATTAACATCATCTCTTCTAGCACCAATAGTATAACCCTGAATCTTACTAGGTGGACGACCTAATTCTGAGGTGTAACCATATAGATACAGGCGTGAGTTATCTGCTTCTGCTTTGGTTGCTGTGATATCGATTGTAATCCAGTTGATAGAAATCTCTTCCACATCTGAGAGAGATTTGGGCGGGATAACATGTGTAATCTGCCCTGCTTTATCCTTGGTAAATGCAGTTGCTTTAAATCCTTTTGATCGCAGACTGGTATTACCGAAGTTTGAGTTACTATTAGTAATAGATAAGTCACCGCCACTATCAGCGAAGAAATGGTCACCAAATCCAACAGCAAAGACAGAAACGACCTGAATAAATGAGTCATTACTTGCCTTAATATGTACGTGACGCCAACCTTTACGATACTCTGCTAAACCATTAATGTGAGCACCAGATCCTGCTGCTTGTGGTTCATAGTTACCAGATGATTGGTTATAAACAACGAACGCTCTATCGTCTTTTTGAAGGGAGATTCCCGTGAATTGAGCCACAACCATGGATTTAAATCCAGTTGCTCGCGATCCATCAGCGTGCATTCCATTGATACCCCACACTGATCGTAGGGACATATTAAACACATATGGTGACGCAGAGTCAACCGTGTCAATCTCAACTTTAACCAGGATGTTAGAACCAATAGCATTACCTGATGGTTCAGAACTCATCTGGTAAGTAAACTGGTTACCTTGTGCAGATGTTACCAGGAATGAACCATTATAGAGGAGTTTATCTTGCTCAGTAGGACCATTAACGCCAGATATATTAACAGCGACACCCACGGAGAATCCATGATTCTTCGGGTTACCAATTTCATCAACTGTAAATGCTGTTGCTGTTTGTCCATTTCTGATAATCTGCGAGATGGCAAATTCGTCCGAAATCGGACCCACAATTCTGTTTTCTTCGATTCTTGCCTGCAACTGGTCCTGTGCAACCACACCAGAGGAGTCAGGAATCGTAGCGTATGCTTTCGAGATCTTCTGATAGTACAGGTTCAGATCTTGTACGTTAGCAAACTCAAAGCAAGTGAGTTTGTGGTGAGAGAAGTTTGGAGCAATAGTTGCAATATCATCACCACGATAGTAGACACCATTGGTATCACCATCGAAGAATGAAGACTGCCAGAAGTAACAACCACCTGTTAGGTTAAAGATCGCACAAGCAGTAGGTTCATTAGCAGCAGTAATACCGAGACTACCCTGTACTGTGGGATACGGGACATATTTTGGAATGAACTTGGTTCGACGTAGGTCCGAACCAACAACAGAACAACCACGAGGGACAATAATACCACCGCGAGTTGAATTAAACCTATAAAGAACATTACTACTACTCGTTAGATCAAAGTTAGTGTTAGAGTCAAAAGGTTGAACATCATTATAGTCTGTAACACCAGGTCTATTATCTAGAACATAATCAGAAGGATACAGGTAGATCGAGAATGCGTCAAATTCGTCATTACTCAGACCAACACGATAAGAGAATCTTGCCACTTCAAGAAAGGCACGTTGCAACGTCTTAAACGGACGAAGAGCAGAGTTTCCTCTGTTATCATACGCATCAGACGCATCAAAGTCGTCAGGGTTGACGTAGATAATACGTCCAGTCCTGGACGTAATGATATTTTTAAGACGTGTTAGTGCCATTTATTTGGTGTTCCTACTTTGGGTAGCGTATAGTCTCATGACTATTTAGTTAAGGAGCAGCAGCGCCGCCACCGCCATCACCAGAAGACTTGGAATTCAAGAGGAATGTGTAATCCTCAGATGCAGTCTCAAAACCATTAATAACGTATGAAAGGTCAGCGGCAGAAGAATAAACTAACACATTTTGACCAGGACCAACAACAACGCCAGTCACTTTATCATAAGCATTTGCAGCAACACTTACATCATATGCGATGTAGTCTTCTGCATTAGTAAATGTAGTTGCAGTTGCGCCTGCTTTATCGCCAGTACCAATTCCATCAACAGCGAAGGTAAGGTTTGCTGCACCACCACCTGCCAACAATGCGTCAGTAACAGTGAGAACTTCGCCATCTACATAATTTTTACCACCATTAATCATAGTAACAGTAGCAGCACCAGTAGAAGGAGCAACAACAACTGTTACTTCCAAACCAGTTCCACTACCACCCGATGGTGATAGATTCTCATAAGTACCTGCTGTACGTGATGCATCAGCAGCAGAAACTGTGTCTACTGCAAGTGCCTTGCCTGTTACAACTTCAACAAGAGTGCGATTTGCATCAGTAGTGGTTGGAGTATCATAAAAAGTATTACCAACAGCAAATACTGGTGAAGCACCATCAAGAGAAATCTTCAATGTATTACGTGCTTTATCAAAGTCATGAACAAATCCCCAAGATCCAGGTGTAACACCATCCGTTTCAACGGTATAAGTTGTTGCACCAATCACAAATTGATCTGCTGCTGCCCATGCAGCGCCGCTTAATTGATAGATAAAGATCTCATTATAAGAAGGAGTCAACTCCGTCGAAATTTGCGTTCCAAATCCAGCATTACTATCTTCGGTGTTAGCAACAGCAGGTTCTGCATATGAGTTCAAACTCAATGCAGTTGAAGCAGTTACTTCAATGGTTAGGAAACCATTAGTACCAGCAGTACCACCCTTAGTAACACCTGTTGTATATTCAACACCCGTTAAACCTTGGGTTCCATCATTTGTTTCAGAAAGACGGAAAGGATGACCTGTGTTGCTGTTATCAGACTGATCATACCTGTAAGTTCTTTCGGCATCAAGACCAGAAACTGAATCCCCAGAGAGTGGAAAACGATATGGATTACCAATCAAATCCTCAGCAATAATAAACTTATCAACATTGTCAATGTTTGCCGAACCTTGGGTAAAGTTAAGATCCGTAGTTGCAGAAGATAAACTACCCGCAACACCTTCACCCTCGGTAAAGAAGTTCAGATAATAATCACCAGAGTCCGTCAGTTGAGTAATTGCAGCACCATCATTATGGTTTACATCAGATGTACCATAACGTCCACGCTGAACTGTTAAATCATTACCAGCAACAGCATCAATTTGAAGGATTTCATTATCAATCCGAATGAAGGATCCTTCCAAGAATCCAGTGGCATCAGTTACAGTAAGGGTTAAGTCACTTGCAGCATATGTGCCACCTTCACTAATAGTGGTGGTAGTTGCAGAATCAATAAATGACTTTGCATATGCACCAGCAGGGATAGCACTAGCACTAGTACCATACACACCACGAGTGATGGTCAGTACATTAGTTGTTGTATTAATACCAGAGGCATCAATCTGAGCAATTTCAGTTCCTGCTGCCGCTGAATCTGTTGAGATTGCTAACAACGTAGCATCTGCTAGTCCAGTGTTACGAGAAACATTAACAGTAGTTGCACTATTACTAACATCTGTGCTGGACAGATACAGTGTCCCACTCGTTATATCATATCCACGAAGAACACCAGTAACGCCAGAAACTGCACCAGTGATAGTTTCACCAACTTGAAGAATACCGATGAGATTATCGATAAGAGTTTCAATTGGATATACTTTATCCACCTTAACATATCGATTGACAACCGATGTGTCCTTAAATACATCAAGGAGTTTGGAAACAGCACCGTTTACACTATTAATAACTGCACCAGGAACTGCATCAGCAAAAGAGATACCAGGAGCAATTTTTATCTTATATGAACTGATAGGATTTCCTTTCTCAAATTCATATTGCGATGGTTCATTACCATCCAATGTTAGAATCTGATCATAGTCTCTTACAGCAGCACGATATGTCACTGCGCTACCACTTTGGTTAGCAACAGTCATTACCGTAGATGCTGTACTTTCAATATCTACTTTATAAAGTTCTGTATTAGTTGTTGCCCCTGGTTTTGCAGCGGCGAGTCTTCCTGCTGTCATTTGTTAATTACCATCCTGCTTGGAAAAATGATTGTAGTCTTAGTTGTCCGCCAAGGACGGGAGCAGATAGTGAACCACCGAAGGCAACACCAACTGCGTCAACGTTATTAGTAGATAGAAGTGTAGCATCACCAGCGGGGAAACGAATAGTCACCGCCTCTTCAATGTTAGATGCATCAATACTAATAATACCATTCAGATTATCTGGGTTGTTAATCTGCATGAATTCCATTGTCTTGAAAGCAAGAGTTTGAGTTGCTCTTTCTGCTACAAGTTTGTTGGCATCCGTTCCATTATTTAGCGGTTCTGCCAAACTGCCTTCTGGGAAGGTATATTGTAAGTTTGTATTGTCATTGAGGTTACCCAATGCAAAAGTAATCTTCTTAGAAGATTCTACTGTGTCCTCAAAGATAGCACCCTTATATACTTTGTTAGTAAGTACCTGAGTTGATGCTTCACCAACAACAGTAACGTTCAAGTCTGGGAATGTTACTGTTCTATCACTAGTAAGGACAGATGAGTCGAAAATAACATATCTTGTAGGATCGTTCTCATCGCCAGAAGGTGTATTAGAGAACGTGGGGTTAACCATGTTCTTGTTATATACATCCTGTTCAGTAATATCATCCAACAACGTTGACTGACTAATACCCGCACCAAAGTCTGGAAGACGATAGATATGCTCACCAGGAGCATCCCAAGCATCAGTTTCAAACTTAGCGATCTTTGCAGTATCAGTAGAACCAGTGATACTCAACTCACTATCTTTAATGATAATAGTCTTGTTAGTGATAGTTTGGAACGTATCAGTAGCAAGAAATGTTGTTGTAGTGTTGCCACCAACAGATGGGAAGTCAAATCTTTTTATACCACCAGCAGTAGATACTGTATCAACATTAAAAACAACTTTCTTAGCAGAGTTTTGATCCCCTGTAAAATAAGTTGTAGAGTCATTAAATTGTGCAATTCCACTAACAGAAAAATAACCACTACCCTGTGGTTGAATTAACATGTTAGAGTTAGCAGATGCTGTATCTTGCACAAGCATTCTAACGGTGGATGATCCGTCAACGTTAGCAATTCTACTTTGATAAAGAGTAGAAGTACCAAAGGTAATACCTATTTCATCAACTGCCGATTGAAATAAACCAGTATCCCGATCCAAGTCAAACGCCAGTCCTGGCGCTGATGTTGTTCCCGCAGCAATAGATCTAAAAAGTTGATTAACCTTAGTCTTTCTGTTAGGGATGAGAGGATCAGAGATGACGATAGGGAGAATTGCTTCTCCTGTTACTAGTTCATCAGCAATCGTATCAAGTTGTGATATTCTTTTAGTTCCCACTGATAACCATCGGTGCTGTTCTTCCCAGTTATTTATACGTCTTTACAAGTCATCAATGCTTTAAAGTTTTTGTACTTTTCTAGTGCTTTATGATGATATTTAATGTTCTCTTCTACCTCGTGGAGAATAGATTCATAAAACAATTTAGAAGATACTTCATCATCCCCTAACCAGTCCATAATCATGTCACCCAAACGATCTCGCCGTTGCTCAGCATACGAGGGCATCGCTCTCCACCTTGAATTCAATTCTGGATCTTTTAAGATCTCATTGTAAATAACATCAGTCATAGTAATTCTCACATGGTAGTAATAAGAGCCCGATACCTGATTTGAACAGGTAACCTACGCTTTACAAAAGCGTTGCTCTGCCGTTGAGCTAATCGGGCACATCTTGATAGTTTTCAATCATCTCTGTCATCTCAAATAGAATAGGATGACATTCTTCTTCAATCAAATAATCCGACCACTTATAAAGGTACCTCATAGTCATATGAGGATTAGTGTTTGCTTCTGCTACTACATTAGCATCGGTAGGGTCAAACCCTTCATCTTCAAAAGTAAAGGGTAAACCATGAATCATGAACATCTTAACTATGCCAACATCGTCTAAGTAACAATATGCACTAGTTATTTTGAACTTCATGTGCTTCTTCTGCCATTAGTTTAGCAATTTTATACTCTATTGCAGCAAGAGCAAGTGAATACGTGTCTGCTGTACTACTATGTAGTGTCTTGCCATCTTCAAATGCTAGCAAAGAGTAATGCCAGACATTATCAATGTCGGAGAACCACAACTTGATATCAAGTGTTAAGTTCCTTCTGCATTTGACTGAGTTCTTCATTAACATACTGTTTAACACCTGCGGGATCTGGTTGCCAACCTTCTGGCAAAGGTAGTGGAGGATTATTGGCAGTCTCAATAGTTTGAACTGCCTTTTGATAATCAGGTAGAGGAACCATCAACACTGATGGTTTTCCCTCCTGAGTGATCTTGATTGTATGACCTCTTTCAACTAATGTCAAGCAGAAGTCAAAATTACTTTGCACTTCTTCAAGTGCAAGTTCTAGGATGCCAGAGTTCATATCAGTTAAAGCAATAGGTTAGCGAATCAGAAGGCATACGAGATTGAAGAAACTCAACGATCGTGGCAAATCCCTCGGCACCTTCTTCTGTCCACTCAAACTGGACAGTCTCATCATATCCCTCATCATCTGAGATAGTCACACGACGCTCAGAAAAATAGAAATAAGCGTGATCAATGAAATTAGGGGACATCATTTAGTTAAGCATGACGGGTAGACCATAAATTTGAGTGGGACCGAGGGCACACCCAAAGGCAGCAAGACCAGTACCACACCCATGAGAGAGTAGACCAGTTGTTACCTGATTAACAATAGCACCACTGCCGCCCGTTACAATCTCGCCTATGCCACCTGTTGGAGTGGACACTAGGGTCATATGAGCACCTGCACCAGAACCAGCAACAATGTCTGCCATTCCAGAGGCACCCTTAGTGCCTAGTGCCATACGAACATGCATCGAAGGTGAAACAGAACCGACAGGAGCATCCATCGTAATATCAACGATCGATCCATTGACCAAACTGTAAGAACCAGTGAATACTGGCATGGTCTGGAAGATCGCGATGACATCCATCCTACCACATGCTAGGAACGAAGTGATCCATGATGCTTCGTTGACAATCTCACCCGTTGCCTTGTTAGTGATGGAGGTAGCACTTGTATGGACATCGGGGGCATCGAAAGTAATACCTGAGATACCTTTAACTTTAACTTGGTTACCCTGAATGGTAACATCACCTTGATATGAGATGGAATGGTCACCTGCTTTGGTTTGTGTAGACTTTGCTTCTTTCTCACCTGCCTCAAAATCTAGATTCTTAGACGAAGCAACTTTTGAAAGACCTTCAATAGCATTTGATGCCTGCTTTGACCACTGGTTATTATCTTTACCCAGAGGATTGCCAGCACTATTGATACCTTTTGCTCTACCACCAGCACCGTTTGATGTGTGCTCGTTAATTGATCCAGAAACTTCCAGATGGAAGTCGCCCATAACTTTCAGATAGTAATCACCTTCCACTGTATGTACAAGGTTGTTCTTAACATTCTGAACCAAGTCGCGACCAATGATCTGTGTTTCATTACCAGGTACGTTAATATGTTCGTTACCAACTTTATCTTGGAAACTAGTAACACCACCAGGACCTGAGCGAATTCTCTTCTCTTTACCAGGTGTTGCATCATCAATATCTCTCGAACCATTCAAGAACATCTTGGTTTCCATTACATATGGATTTAAGTTCTGGAAGAATTTATCAAAGAAATTTCCACCTGTACCCTCTTCACCAAAATCAGAACAATCATCACTAGTAGAACCACCAGGTCCATACAATGCACCACCAATATCAGAACATTCGGTGGTGCCAATTAATGGCATCCACCCCTTCGCTCGTGGTTTTCGTGCTTTCCTTCCACAATCAATGAACGATGCAAGAATATCAACAATTAATGCAATAATATTGAGTACATTACCAAAATTAACTAATGCAGTAAAATCAATAGTGAAGAACTTACTGACGGATGTTACAATATCGCTAAGTTTTTTGATAGTATCGATTGCCTTGATAATCGTATTGAAGATCTTAGACACCATCTTCAATACTTGACAGATCGCTTTCTGGATATTTTTAAGTGCCTTAGTTACATAGTCAGAAATTTGGTTAATAATTTTATTAACAGCATTCATTATATAATCAAAGATTGAGTCAGCAAAAGATCCAATGTTTCCTAATATATTACTGACTGCATCCAACCAACCAGGAACAGGCATACAGAAAATATTCTGAATGATATTCTTGATTAGTGAAATAATTGTAGTAACCACTGCCAAAGGAATAATCTTGGCAAATACAGATACAACCAAATCAATCTTATCTCTAATTTCTCTTGCTAAAACCTCCTTGATAGGAGCAACCATACCTGTAACAGCATTCACAACATAATTTGATACGTTGTTAAGACTACTAAGAATGTTATTACCAGATTGCACATGTCCTGAAATAACAGAGATAAGATCTCCTTCATTGTTAGCACCTAAGGAACCAATCTGAACACCAATATCATGTAGCATTCTACTTAGATCTTTGGTAAATGAAGCGTTATCGCCACCACCAACAGGTCCATGAATACCATCAGCAATACCACCTTCCATTGATGGTGGACCTAATGGGTTTGTATATACATTAAACGGTGCTTCAACTTCTGCTCTATTAATAGCACCACGCGCCGATTCTTCACCACCATCAGGGCCACCAGGAGTAGCACCTTGACTCTTAGTAAAAGGATGACCCCCTTCTACATTCTCACCTGTAAATGATTTTCTTTGAGGTGATGTAGTTGCATACTCATCTTTATTTGCTTCGGTATCATCAGCAATAGTTGTTTTACTAACTTCGGTATCTAGACCATCATCTCCCGATTTACCACCACCTTGATTAGTCTTCTTCTTAAATCCACGGAATGCACCCATCACACATGGTAGTTGTGCTTCCTCACCATCCATAAAGAAACCCATCACAAATGCACCTACCTGCAATTCACAAGTAGATCCAGCGTTTTTGATCTGAGGTCTATCATTAGGCAGCAGAACTGTTGCCCATGGTAATGCTTCCGTTGGTAAATCTTCTAAGTATGACGATGATCCATCATCACTAGTCTTACCCTTTTGGTGCCAACCAACGATACGAACTTTAACTCTACCAGTCTGAGCAGGATCTTCTACACTTTCGACTTCACCAATCCACCAAGAGAATCCATCTCTACCTGCAAAGTCAGTCTTAGTTCCAAGCATTATGTTAACGTGTGATTTAAGTTCCTGGCATTATTTAGACGATCAAACTGAAACATACCTTCATCTGGGGTTTTACCCCATGCAAATTTACCAGTATCGACATAATATCCAGTATCCAATGAACGGTATACTTTACCATCAAATTCAATATTACTAATTACCTTGGTATTTCGTAATACACATTCATCTTGAACTTCACCAAACCACCACCCATTAAAGTATCCGAACTGTAAATTACATCCTGGTTTATCAGTCTGTAAATTATGAGAATGGGTGATCACAGTGTGTTCATCTAGATGTTCTAATGTTAAACGATAGTGTCGATATGGAGCATCTTCACCTTGATAGTTATACCATTGCTTCAATTCTAACACACTATCATCAATCTTAGTGTATAAGATATTAATCTGTGGCCATTTAGTAGGATTAGATTGCGCTTGTTTCTTATTCCTATAATGACCAACAATCATACTCTCAAATAAGGTCATACCATCCAGTAATAATCATTTTCTCTTCGTTGGGTGCAGGTATACCCTGGTGCATATGTGTCCAATCAGCAGGCCATATAAGAGTCAATCCTTTGGCAGGTCTAACCTTTGCTTTCTGCTGAGAGAAATATGTTTCCCCACCTTCTTCAATATCATTTAGGTATGTCATCCATGCCATGATTCTACCATTGCATGATGCATGATTCCTAGCACGTTCACAGTGTAGTTTCTTAAATCCTCCACCAGGTGGATACCATTGAATATTAAAGTCTTCAATAAGATCCCACTCAAAACTTTTAAGTTGTGGAAAAAAGTCACAATAATTTTTAGTGACTTGTGCTAACTGATCAATATAATTCGTTATTCGTTTATCTTTAATATATCTAGGAATCGTTAAGTCAATTGAATCCTTGATATCTTTATCAACACCACCACCATGTTCACCCTGTTCTTTATCTAGATAGTCGCATGTATTGTAAAAGTCAACAACATCATCACAGATATCTGGGTGGATCTTTCCTCCACCAATGAAACTATATGCAGCGTCAATGTCAATGTATTCCATAATAAGCTAAGATACTGCCCTTTCAACCCTGACAGTGTTGAGTATAATACTTTTCTTCTATCTTGTCAATCCTCGTAGATTAGACACTCAGGTTCGGATGGATTACTGTCGCAAAACAGTTCCAATGGGGAAGGATCGTGATGATCTCCTGCTACAATCTCTGCCTTATGATTTTTAACATACGTTTCCAGTTCTTGAAGTTCACCTTCAATATGACGACGCTGATTGGGCGAGATCATAGGATTATCAAGGATTTGCTTATCTTGTTCGATATGCGTTTCGATATCTTTCATCAATCAATACTGTGTAGTTATTGTGATATTATTTATTAGTAGCAGGTAAAGAGTCTCTGCACAAATACACTTCTGTGGTTATTCCTGTGTTGGTATACACATGTTTTAGACCTTTTACTAGGTATTTCCCTGAAAACATACGATCTTTTGGTAGTGTATTCTTGTTCTTTTGCTGTGAAACAGGTATCTTTACCTTAATTACAGCACCTGCAAACAATCTAGTGTTTCCTGGTACTCGAATTGTTAATGTATGAGTATTCAGTAACATCCAACGCTGAGTTGCATATGATGCTGCATTCAGAATACTTTCACTTTCTTCTTCTGCACCACCATCCATATTGGCATTGTCCTGTTGTACCATTTTTGGTAGAATTTTCAAGCGAGTTCTAGTTGGATGCATTTCTAAAAACTCTTCAATTGCATCTACATCATATGGAAATCCTTTCTCCAATGTAGATGCCTTATCGAATAACCCCATCAGTTGTGTTACGACAGGACCCATTACAGTCCCTTCGGGACCGCCATCACTAGTAGTTGCAGTTGATTGTGGTAGCGTACTCATTGTTGGTGCTGCCATCACAATACCAAACGTTGATGTTTTGTATACACCGTTTCTAAGTTTCTCTAATTGGTTTGAACGATCAGGATACTTAACACTTTCAATCCTATACATGTCATCCACAGGACTATTATCATTTACATTCTTCTGCCCATAGACATACTCATGAATTGGTTGTTGCTCACATAACATATCAATGGATACGAAGTTATATCCATTCTTATTATGAAAGAATAAAAACCCTGCTTGTCTTGCAGCAGTTCCATTCTTCTTAACGTTACCACTCTTCTTAGAACCCTTAGGTTTACTCAGTCTTGATACTTTATCAGTTAGATAAGCAATACAATCCACAGGTCTCCAATTAGGAGAGATTACATTCATAAAGGTATGACCTTCAATGAAGATCTCTCTGTTGGGAATTTTTAGATATTTCCTCAACATCTTTTGCACAACATCTTGTTTGCCATTTTTCACACCAAACATACCAAATGCTCGGTTTGCTTCGTTGTAATACATTGCTTCTGGTGCAAAGTGTAAGATATACATCTTTGCTCGTTCTTTCTTAATAACAGAACCAATCTTATACATCTTGAATGTTGCTTTACAGCGACCCTCTTTCTTTCCGTCTTCCTGACCAGCAAAGGTTGAGAACTCAATTTCTAGTTTCTCAGTCCCATATAGTCGAGTGTCTAAGTCAGTAGAATCTAGAATAGCAACATCCAATCTAATAAAGGGTGAATCAATAGATTCAAACCATTGAAACTCACTGATAACTGCTTTAATATCTAGTTTTTCCTCTTTACCACCACTACGCAAAAATAGATCTGCTTTTGTAAGTTTAAAGGACTTAGTGTCTGCCATTACGCTATGCTAACAGGTTCGTTAAAAATTTCTGATGTAAGACCAAACCTGGGTCTGGCGTAATCATTCGCTGGTATTATATATGGAGCACCACTACCACCTGATGATCTAGGAGCAGCAGAGGCAACAGTATCATTCCCTGGACCACCTTGTGGGGGTAATGTTGCTGCTGTAACTCCACCACCTTGTTTTGCTTCGGCAGTGGCAGCATCTTCCTTCTTCTGCATAGAAGTAAGTAGATCACTCGTTGATGCTTTACCACCATCCATTATTTTTGCATCCTTAGCATATTGCCCTAAGAGACTCATCTTGCTACCGATGTTCTCCATGACACTTTCAAAGGTGACAGGTTTCTTTTGTTCTGCATCACTACCTGTTGATGATGTAGTTGCACCCAAAGTATCTGCTGATGTGCCCTGTGAAGTAGCACTCACACCGTCATGAGCGCCCCAACCCATACCATCAAAGATCTTTTGTTTGCCATCCTTCATGACGATATCACCAGTCTGATATTTCTTATTAGCATCAAACTTAGGAATACCACCTTTCTTCACTTGCTTCAATGCTGCCATGATCTTGTCAGGAGTCATTGCACTGCTTTGACCTGAATAATGGAACTTACCATCCATATTAGGTAGTGACGCAAACTCCTGAGATAATCCTTGCATGAATTCTCTATCAGTCATCTTACCCGCTAACCAGGATTCTGCTCCACGCGCTTTTAAGTTTGCCTCAATAATAATTTTATCTTGATTAGCAGCATTGTATAGATCTTTATCTGGATCTAAACCTGCCTTTCTTGCTCGTTGAGCAAGGAAACGTGGAAGTTGTTGATACTTACCTACTGCACCTGATGCCTGACCAATAACCTGAGAAATGGTCATCTTAGTAGCACCTGGAAGAGTGGTACTAGGATACATCGCTTCATAATTACCACCAGATTCTTTACCAGCAACCAGATTCAACAACGGTGCCCATTTACCACCCGAAGAGAATCCATCCATGGCACTAGCATCTGATGCATAGTCTGTCAACATCCCAGTGGATTTACCAAAGAAATCCATAATTGCACCAGTGGACTTATATTGTGCCTCTTCCTGTGTTGCACCCGCCCCAGGGGACGCGCTAGACACCCCTGAGGGGGATGTAGAGGTGGATCCACTAGGACTGGATACAGTTGTCTTTGCTCCCTTGACTGGTGCTACTGATCCTGATGATTCTGCTACGGTCGAATCACCACCCATAAATCCTCTCGCCTTAGCGCGAATGATATTACCACCAGATCCTTTCTCTCCGTTCTTAGTGAGGTGCCAGAGATCCCAACGTGATCCATCACCACCCCATGCCGTAGGACCATAGTTATCATTCTTAGGAAGTAAACCATCTTTGCCAGATGCTGCCTCAGCATGAGTCATCACATTCTTAACATTAATATCATTAGGAGACCACCCTCTGTTCTTTGCAATATTAGCAATCTCTTTGGACATTGAAGTGACTTGATCATCACTAGGCCAACGATAATTACCTGCCCCGCCTGACATCGCAGCGAGAGACAATCCAATACCTGTACTATTTCTCAAATATGTGTGAGAAACACCACCTCTTTGATCATAAGGGTGTGCTCGATATACACTACCATCACCTTGAATGATACCGTGATACTTTCCTTTCTGCTTAAAGTTACCACCACCAGCGGTCCAGTGCAAGAACATCTTGCCACCTTTCGCCATCCTATCCATTCCAGAAAGACGATTCTCTTCCTGTGAACCATCACGACGGTGATTCTTTGTGCCAGATAACTTACCACCCTTAGCAAATGCAGGCAGACCATAACCGCCTGCTTTCGCCTGCTGCATTCTCATGCCAGTCAGACCATTACCACCCCTGGTTGCAGGAGTGTCAAATGGTACAACGAATGCATCACCACCACCAGCACGTTTACCTACCCATTCAGTACCGTGACCGATGAATGATGTAGATCTACCACCATCAAGTGATACAGGATACCCAGATTGTGGACCATTGATCCATCCACCACCTGATGCTTTACCAACTTGACCACCTATTGCTTTGCCTTCTAACTTCTCAATTTGTTGTTTGATGGGTTTATCTTTACCCAACATCTTTTGAATAAAGTTGAGACTATCAAGTTGCTGCTGTAACTGTTTTGCTGTCTCTTCTTCACCTTTCTCTTTTACTAATTCTGCTACACTTTCGTCGGTAGGATCTTCATTAAATGCACCAGCAGCGGCAGCAATTGCGCCACCTGCTAAGAATGCTCCTGCTACCCAAAGACCTCTACCTTTAACAAAGGCAAACATTCCTTTGAATACACCAGTGACAGACTTGAATAGTGTACTAACAAATCCTGAAACACCTTTAACTAATCCACCACCTTTCGCTAGTTTAAAGAATAAACCAAGACCTAATTTCGCTACGGCAGCAGGAGCAAATATGAGTCCTAATGCTGTAACAAATTTGATAATACCGAATACACCCTCAAAACTTAATGGGTTATCTAAGAACTCAATGAGACCGTTAAGTCCCATCTTAACTAATGCACCATAAGTATCAATAAAGAACTTACCAATAGATTTTATTGTTTCTAGTAGTTTCTTTACTTTCTTGATATTTTGTGGATTACCTAACCATTCCATCAATCCATAAAGGAGTAGTGATTTGAAGATACCACTAAACAACTGAGCAATACCTTCAAAGAAACCTAATGCCCTTGCAGCAATCTTCTTACTCTTCTCACCAACAGAACTTTTTTCTTTTAATCCCTCTTGCTTACTTTCTGCTTTCTTATCTTGTTCTAGTCCTGCTGCTCTCTTATCTGCCTTTTCACTCTTCTTTAATAATTTCTTCTCTTCTTTAAGAGCATCTTCACGACTATCGAGCAACCCTTGCTGCAATCCAAGACTTTTCACATAAAAACCCTTGAAGGACTGGTTCATGTCCTCAATTAAGACAGCAATACTGTTGGTAGTCGCACCAAGACTATTGATTGCTTTGATATTTTTAACATAACCCACTTGGGGTTGAGTGATAGTCTTACCACCAACCTTTACAGTAATACCACCCCCCTTACCTGAAAATGTAGGAGGAGTTACATACTTATATAATCTTGCTTTGGTTTCTGCCATTTATTTCGTAAGAAGTGGTGATGCGGATGGACTACTAGATCCTCCTCCGCCGCCGCCTGTATTAACTGTATTAGTTTTCACAACAGGTTGCACAGCAATCATCATATTTGGTTTGCTTGGTTCTTTATCCCGACGAACTTTACTAGTAGACAGAGATTTCAATTTATCTGCTGTTGTATTTATCTTACTAGGGGGAGCACTTACCGTAGCAGCAGGTTTTAATGATTCTGCATAAGATGCACCATCAGCAAGAGGTCCAATACCACTCACCTGTGCATTTGGCATACTTGTGGTTGTTGGCATAGATGAACCACCCATGACAGAAGTATCCTTAGCATACTGCCCCAATATACCAGCAGACTTCTTGAAGAAATCTACAATACTACCAGTTGATCGATATTCTTCTGCTGCTGATGGTTGACCACCACCTGCACCACCACTTTCGGCATTGGTACCACTTTTACCAGAACTAGATCCATCGTCAGTAGCAGAAACATCATCTTTACCCGTATCTGTACTAACAGCACCAATGTTTGCTCTCATCCAAGCATTATGAATGGCAGGTGTTCTGCCTTCAATATGAGCATGAACATATCCATTACCCATACCAACGGAGTCTTGGATACCGATGATAGTATTAGGTGTAACTTGGTCTCCTACCTTCACTTTAATCCCAGTCATATGACCAGAACGGAACATAGGACCAGACCCATCTTTAACCCTTACTGCACCCCATCCTTCACCAACAGAATCAACAGTACCAGTAACACCCGCACGGATAGGATGTCTATCACCCTTAGAGTCAGGTGATGCTGGATTACTCTTCTCAGAGATTAGATAGTCCCTAGGAATACCACCAGAACGAGGTACATTACCACCAGGTTTAGGATGATGATGTGGATATGTATCAGCATATCCTTTACCATCACCCATCATTTTGGGAGCGCCAGAAGGTGCTGTGGAGAACACATAGAGACCACCACTAGCAAATCTCTTGAATTGTCCCTCACCCTGTGTAGGAATATCAAACTTAGTGACAAGTTTCTTGGAGGTTGTATATCTAGGTTTAGGTAGATCTTTTTTCTTCTGCGATCCATCTTTCACTATACCACCCACTGCCATCTCAGGGAGATCAGGTGGTTTGATCTCTGCCGTACCATCACCATCATTCTCAGCGGCACCCATCAATGCCTCCATACCAGGCATTTCGCTCTTAGGATCACGTACAAGTTTCCTTTGTGGGAAATCACCACCAAGTTGCTTAGCAATTGGATCATCTATATCTTTTAGACCAGTCTTAGCAAGCAAACCAAGTAGTTGCTCTGCTGCCCACTCACCAGCGAATCCACCAGCAGCACCAGTAATGAAACCAGGAACACCACCAAATGGAGCACCAATAGCAAAACCAGCACTATATCCTAATAAACCACCTAATGCTTTCAGTATAGCGTTGATAGGTGACTCACCAAATACACCATAATCTAACAATGCCATGATAGAGGCAATCAGTGTATCAATACCACCAATCTTCATGCTGGATTTCGCAGCACCAAGAAACTCTCGCATGGTCTTGAACCCAGGATTCTTAAATCCTGATGCCAAGAAACTAACAACAGATTTTCCTGCCGTCTTTACCTGTTGTCCTCTTGGTAACTCAGCAAACTCGGCAATCTTCTTTGCCTGAGGATTCTTTTCTAATATAGGTTTGATGAAGTCTTTGACTTTTGTAGTTACCTTTGCAGCAAGTGCCTTAGGATTCTTTGCCATTTCGACAACATCACCAAGACTTTTCCCTGCTTTCTTACCAAAGTCCCAGATGCCTTGACCCATACCCTTGACACCATCAATCATGGCACCCGCACGAGCACCAAACCAATTATTAAGTCTGCCTACCTGCTTTAATGCAAAACTACCACCCTTTTTGAGTTTTGTCTTGGCAACAGCACCCGCATCGACAGCACCACTCCAAAGGTTTCTGAGAGTGCCTACGACACCCTTGTTCTTTGCTGCTGCTTTTGCAAGTTTCTCACCACCCTCCTCAATGACAACATCAGTAGCAACACCAGTTGTAAGGCGTTGGGTTGCCTTTTTTTGTGCCTGTTCAAGTTGAAAGGGTGATAAATTTGCTGTTGGTTTTACAGCAGGTGTTGGTGGTTTCTTGAATAGATCATTGATACCAGTCGCTGCTGCCCCAAACTTTTTGGTAATCTGACCACGAAGAGCCTTGATTCTCCTAAGTCTCTTCGCTTTCTTTATATCTTTGAGACGTTGCTTTGATGTTCTGCCATCTTTACCAATTCTCTTACCTTTCGGTTTTTTTACCTTAGGTCCACACCCCATGGAATCGGCAGCGTCTACCGCCTTGCCGAGACCAAACATAAATTTAGCATCACTTAGCAACTTCCATGGCATTAAGATGCGTGATCCAATGTGGATCGCAGCAAATCCTGCTAAGATTTTGAGAACACCAAACATTTTGTCGAGACCATTCTCGACCATACTCTTGTCGGGGTCATAACCAAATACATCAGTTATACCGTCCAGAACTGAACCAACACCCCAACGGGTGAACATACTGGCAAGATTCCAGATACCTTTAAAGAAATTAAATACCTTTGTTATCTTCTCTTTGTTTTTCGGATCGCCTAACCAATCCATCAAACCCATTAAGGCAGGTATAGCGACTAACTTAACTAGACCACCAATGAGTAGTGTCATTGGTTTTAGTAGTCCCTTCAACCACCCAAACCTAGACTTCTTTTCCTTCTTTCCTTCTTCTTTTCCTAATTCGTGTTCACCCTTCTCGTTTAGTGATTCTTGCTTTTTCTCTGCTAATTTATCTTGTTGTAACCCCTTCTGTTTATTCAGTAAATCTGACTTTTTTTCAATTATATCTTTTCTATGCTCAGATTCTTTTTCCGATATATCTTTCTCTTGCTCTAAGAATCCAATTGTGGATTCTTGATACATACTAATTAATTCTTTGAATTCAGTTAACTGAACTCCAATATTTGTTACAGCACCACCCATACGATTATGGGCAATGGTCATTTTCTTGAATGCCTTGCCCAAATCGTCAGAACTAACATCAGACGAAGGACTGATGTTAATATATTTTCTAAGAGTTGCTGCCATTAGAGATAACTTTTACCAGACTGTTGTTTAGACCGTTCTCGTTCTTCTTCTTGTAAATATGCCAGAAGAAGATTAGTATAAACTTCTCGTTCCCAAGGTATCATGTTTTCCAACTCGGAGAGGGAATACTTATGATGATGCATTAAGGCGAAATTAGTCTTGTAGTAATTTTCAAGACTATTATGCATCAGGGCTATGCGAAAAAAGATGCTAATCCTTCAAGCGTAACTGTATTCATCACCTTAGTCTTTGGATTCTCAACATCAAACTCATATACGAGTTTAGGCATGGTATCAAAGAATTGTTGAATCAATCCGAACTGTTCATTGTTCATCTGACCAAGGAAATCCTTTGCTTCCTGTTTAGTAAATGAATCGTAGGTTTCTTCACCTTCATATACTTTCTTGATGCAATTTGCAGCAAGATCAAACACATCATCAATATCAGGTTCGTCTTTCATGTTACGATCAACGAATGATTCCAAAGCGGGATATTTCATTTCCACTTTGACAGTTTCATTAAGTTTAATAATCTTTTTATGTTCCTTAGGAACAACTACTTCAACTTCTTCCAAGTCAATAGAGACATCAACCTGGGTTTCACCATCATCTTGACAGGTAACCTTAAACTCACTAATTTCACCAACTGCCTTGGATCTAATCTTCAAGAATAGATACTCAATTTCAAATGTGGCAAGGTTATCAACTGTTTTAAGGTTAGTACAATCCTTCAAGATAGTCTTGACTGCTTTAAACATCTCCTTCTCGTTCTGGGTTTCCATAGCAAGATAGAGCAGTTTTTCCTCTTTTACAAGGAAAGGTCTATATATGACCTTTTGACCACTGATTGGCATTTTGCACTCATAATCAGGGATAACAAGAGTAGGAAGTGGCATAGTATGAAATGACGATAAAATTATTTATACACGTTACCCGATACTAAACCTCTGAACATCGGGATTACCCGAACCAGCGACTCTTTTACTAACATCTTCATAATTAAAAACTTGTTTTTTGCTCCTACCATTAGATCTCAGTGTTTTTGGTGATACCTGATCGAAACGATACCTCTCAAAATAGAACTGAACATCCATCTGCAAGAGATTAGTCTGTTCATTATCAAAATTCAGTGTACTGATATTGGTAGGAAATGCACCATACATCTTCCACACTGCTGTTGCTTGTGAAGGGTGTACACCTGCTGATCTTGGATATCCCTTAGGTTTTAACTTAAAGTTTGCACCATGCTCCCACTTAATGATAGACATGTCGGTAACATAGTTATCATAGAATGCCACAGTATTGTCATTATCAGAAGCAGCAGCATTCATCCATTGCTCAAAAAATTGCCTATGTTGCATATCTTTTGTGACTAAGAATGAAATTGTGATCTCGGAATTAGTCTGCCCTGTCACAAATCGGCGCATCATACCAAAGTTATTAACTTCACCAGTCGTAATTGCTCTACTAGGTGCAGTTACAGTAGATGCATAATAATTAATATTTCTAAGAGTTTCTCTTGCACTAGTTTGAACACGTTGAGATGTAGTCCCGTTACCTGCAACAGGGTTAAATACTACTGGAACTGGAATAACAATTTGAAACAAATTACTAGTAGCAGGTGCTCCTGCACCAGTCGCTACTAAGTCGCGAAAAGCGTTAAATCTGTTAGGACTGTAATTCATTGTCTACTCCAAATGATACTACCAGGTACGTCAATCCAGCGACCCACCACATCCATCGTAAATTGTTCTAGCGGTAATGGTACTTTCATTTCCCTGAGATCCACAGAAGGCACACTTTTTATGTTACTTGCGTTTGACATAAAGTATTTATGATGACAACGCATAGGATAAGAGAGGGAACCCCCACCCCACGATCTAGCAATACTTGTTCTGGTAGATGGTCGTAGATAATGTATGTTGCCACCCGAAAATTGTTTCTTAGGTAGATCTATATCAGTAATCAAAACCATAGGATATCTATCATAATATTGCAACCCCTCAGTTTGAGCACTGTATGAAAAAAATATAACATCACCCACATTAAATCCTTTGGAATCTTCAAGTCCATACATGAACTGAGATCGATACCAATCTTTGGACTTCTTACTGCCAGCAGCAAGATCTTTAACATCGTTGAAGATACTCATACCTTTAATTCTTTTTCGGTCAGTATCATAAAGTTCATTCTTCTGTCAAGACAATACTCAGTTGCTGCTTTCCATTTAGCATCATTTACAGCATACGTCTTCACTTCACTTAAATAACGTTTGGTAATTCGTTTCTGCTTTTTCGGCGGTACAGTTTGTGCTGCTGGTTTAACTTCAATGATGTACTTCGCAGTCTTCCCAGTTTTAGTTCGTGCTCGCACATAAAAGTCTGGAAAATAACGATGGGGACGGTTATCGACAGGACTGATATATGGAATGACGATCTCTTCACTACCCCATTCAAGAACATTCTCATTTTTATCGCACCACATCATAAACTTTCTTTCCCACAAACTTCTATAAATAATATTTGTGGGATCACCTTTATACTTATGAGTGTTTGACGGTCTAAATTTTCCTGAATAACTCATGCCAACAAAATCAAAGACAAAAAAGAATAAACCTTCGACCGCCCAGAAGAAAAAAGGTTCTGATAAGATTGGTACTGATGGTGCTAGACTTATTTATCCACTGGAATTACCTCGTGGTCCCAAAAGAAGTGGCGATGGTGCTATATCACGTAAAAGTGTAGCACCTACTCGAAGTATAGATTATTTAAAATTCATGATCTATGATTCTGAAAAGAATAATCAATACACTTATTCTGGAAAAAATAAGGGTAAAGGTGCTGCTGATCAGATCATGAAATCTGTGTACATGTATCTACCTCATGATCTCACTGAAACATTTAGTACCACATACGATAAAGCAACCCTAGGACCATTTGGTGATGCTATTGTCCAAGCGATGGCAACGAATGGGCAGGATATGGACGCAGTGACTGCTGCTATCCAGAGCGGAGCAAATGCAGCAAAACCAGAGATTGCATTTAGTGCAGTGTCTAATATTTTTAATGGTTTGAATTCTTTTGCTGGTACTGATGGCACTCTAAACAAAAATCAGTTAGCAGCGATTGCAAAAGGTAAAGTATTTAACCCATATCAAGAAACTGTATTCCAAGGTGTGAATTATCGTTCGCACAACTTTACTTTTGATATGGCACCACGTAATGCCAAAGAAGCAGAGAACATTCAGAAAATTATTCATGTTCTCAGAGATGCTATGCTCCCTGGTACTAGTGGAGATAATTCTCGATGGTTGACTATACCTCGTTTCTTCAAAATTCAATTGATTAGATACAACCCTCAGGGAAGAAGTACAACTGCACGAGGAGCGGGGACTATTAGTAAACCAGAAATGATGTCAACACTACTCACTTTTCCTGTGAATCTTGTATTGACTAATATGCAAATCAATATGACTCCATCGGGTCAACATAGTTCTATTAGAGGACTTGCTGATGATAATACAGACTTTGGACCTGCTTCTTATAAAATGACTCTTACATTTGATGAGACTGCATTCATTACTCGTGAAATGTACAAAGACGCCAAAGGAAAAGGAAAGTAATGCCACACTATTTTGAATTAATTCCAAACGTAAAAGTACGTGTATCGCCGTTTAGGCGTAATAACGTTGAACCTTATGTTGTTGCTAAGAATATCTTCCGAAGAATCAAACTTCGTGAGATAATTCAAGACGATATTTTGGGGTTTGACCAATATTCTGTTAGCAACAATCAAAGACCTGATCAAGTTGCTAATGATCTCTATGGAGATCCAGAATTGGACTGGGTAGTGTTGCTATGTAATAATATTATCAATGTGTATAATGAATGGCCCATGGATGAGCAGGAGTTATACAAATACGTTGAATCTAGATATAAAGGTGTTAATAGTCATGATCAAATTCATCACCATGAGACATTTGAAGTAAGATCTGATGATGGTACTATTCTTCTAAGTGAAGGCACTATTGTTAATAGCACTTTTAGATATACAAGATCAGATGGATCATTAGTAAACCCCATCGTATATCCAGTATCTAACTGGGAACACGAAAGGGCGTTAAATGAAGAGAAAAGTAATATTTGGACTTTACGGTCTTCGTATATAGAACAATTTGTTGATGAATTTGAAAGTCTTCTTGAATATGCACCCAATGAGGAAGTTGGTGATGGTGATAATGTTAAGATGACAGCAAATGCTGTTGAAGAGATATTCATTACCAGAAAAGCAACTTATTCGACAGAATATGGTATTACACCATCTGTTACTTTTGCTGGTCAACAAGAACTTGGTTTGAGAGAAATTACTACAACTATTAATGCATCTGGTGCCTCAGTTTCGTCTTCTGTATCTGGTTCGGGAACATCATCGACAGTAGTTAACTCTTCTGGTGTTATTGCTGGAACCACAGATGCTAGCAGTACAACTAACACTAATAGTAGTAGTAGCAGTTCCTCTTCTAGTTCCTCTTCTGGATCTAGTGGTGGGTACTAAGTAGACCGTTTTCACCCAACCAATGTAGAGTTTCCTTCATATCCCCCAGATGCTTGATACCAATCGAGACCTGGGGGTATGTTGCGTTTGGACCAAATTCTGCTTCAAATGATCGTTGAGTGAAATGATGATTTAGACGATATTCTAGAAATTCACCACCTAATGAGGATAGCAAAGATGCCATGCGCTCACACTCTTGACTACCATTTGAATAGATTACTGATTTCATCATAGTTTTTCTTTATAAGTGATAGTAATTTGTTTGTGTACTTCGTCTCGATTATCACTATTATATACACGACAACGTTCTACCTTAGCATCCAATAGTTTCTCAATATTATTGAGTTGCCATTCAGCAGCATACTTCTTAAAACCATCGTCCATCCAACTTTTGTTAGATCCTGGTGTATTAAAATCATCCATTGTCAATACCTTTGGGGAAACTTTCAATCTCAGTCAATTCATAATCCCAGTCTTCCATGACTGTGTTAGCAAGAAACCTATCAGAGAGCATTTCAAGTTCTTTCTCAGCATACTCTCTGGTCTCTGCTTCCAACCAAACATCAATCACCTTACCAAGTCTAAGTTTCTTGATATTCAACTCAGACAATCGCTTACAGGCATCTCTCACAGCATTACCAGGAGAGTCATCAACCTGTGACCGTAGACGGACGAATACTAGTGCTTTAAATTTCATAATGTTCTTTCTAATCGATTTGTTGCTTGGTCTGGGAAATCCCTAGGGCGACTATCACCAGCATTATCAGTCCTAGCAGAACCTTCGTTTGCTTTCATCGTATGCTGAAAGTTTGCTCGCTTGTATCGTAACCCCAGTGGATCAGGCATCCAATATGTTACCTGCCACTCTTGGTCAGGACATAATTCAAGATGCTTTTCTACCGTATGATTAAAGATACCCATTTGAACATGTCCATCATGTGTAACACATCTTCCACCACCGATATCAACTAAGAACAATAATTTCAAAGAACTACCTCAGATGGATTGAGGTTTTTTACGAATTGCATAGGATCCTTTTCAGACTTATGTACCCAATGATACCGCATCTGCTGAAAAATAGGGTCCCATGTCGGGATGCAGACATAATCCTTCATGTGTATTTTACTACCAGTGCTTTCAATTGCTTTGCTGACAATTTGTTCAATTGCTCTGTAAAGTGATCTAGTAGCAACTGCTTATACTCTTTCTTGGTCATATTTTACCAAAAGTTGTGTTTTAGTGAATTTACAGCAAGTTTCTCGTGAAATTTAATTAGTCTTTCAACTTGTTTCTTATCAGAACCACAAGGAGCATTTTTTAAACATCTAATAATACACTCCTCATCACTGATAGAGGGTTTAATAGTAAACCCCCATTTATCAACCTTTTCATGGGTTGGTGCTTCGCATGGATCAAATTCATGTGGCATTAGTCTCGCTGTCTCCAATCATCAGGTTTGTCTTGGTGAAACCAACTCTTGATATCGTCAGCATCAGTAAATCCCTTTTTATGATTGGATGGATCGGGATCTCCTAAACCCATCCTATTCAGAAAATCGTCGGTACTACCTTCCTCAATCTGTTGGGTGATTTGACGACGGGCCATCTTCAACATTTCATTAGCAGAAGTATTTGCTTTTGCTAATTTATTCGCCCAAATCATATCTTCTAGTTTTACTTGTTCTCCGTTCGCAATGCATTTGCAGATAAACTCCATGCGTAGACGATAAGCAGTTGATAACATTAATTATACCCTTTATCAGTGGTATTTATGAAAAACCTCTGGGGTAAAAAAACACCCCGAAGTTTTTTTCGGGGTATTTGGTAACTAAAAGTCGAATTTCAAAATCAAGTCAGTACGATGATCATAGTAGTGACCATGATCATGGTCACGGTGAGGGCGTGTGATATGCCTGTGACCTGGGTGATCCCACTTACTATGGGGGTGACAATGATAGAGATGTTTACGTGGGTGTTCATGACAATGGTTGTGCCTGTGTCCGTAACGTCCATGTGCCTGAGCAGGTGCTGCTACAAGCAGAGCAGCACTAGCGGCGAGTAACAATACTCTTTTCATCAGTCCTCAGCAAGTTTAGCAAAGTAAGAGAGGTCGGGGTCTTCGTCCTCTTTCAATGATTCTACACTAGAACCAAACCCACTGTTGAAATCAGGGGTCGCTGCTTTAACTGTCTCCTCTACGTTGAAGACTGGTTCTTGCTCTTCCTCTTCCTGCATACGAGCAGTGCGAGTCTTACCTAGCACAAGATTCAAACGAGTTTCAAGATCGGTGTATGACTTGAAGTTCTTTTGATCTGTGAAGTCAGCAAGAGAATACTGACTGTTGTAGATCTCTTCAAGACGATCGTCTTCAAAGTCTCCTAGCACAGAGGCAGAGGCAAATTCTGAACGATCGTAGTTCCAATAACCATCTTGCTTGACGATCTTCAATTTGAAATCAGCACCTTGCCAGAAATCAAAAGGATTGATAGGAGTTTCATCTTGGAACTGAGGTTTCATTGACTCAACAATCTTGTCATGAATCTTCTTACCATACTTATAGAGGAAGACACGACCTTCGTTCTCAGGATGCAGAGGATCCTTCACAACGTAGATGTTTGAGTAGTAAGACAGTTTACGCTTCTGCTTACGTGCAACCTCTTTGTCAGAATCTAGACCGCTGTTCCAAAGAACGCGATTCAGATCACCAACAGGATCTTTCTGGTTAAGAGTAGTCAATGAGTTCTCAATGTACCAACCACCAGGACCTTGGAATGCGTGGGACCAGATCTGTGCCCAAGGCAAGTCTTCGCCAGTAGGAGCAGGAAGGAAACGAATCACAGCGTAACCGTTGCCTGCCTTATCTACCTCGGGTTTCCAAAGGCGTTCATCGGGACCATTACCTCCCGAACCTTTACTCATCTTGTCCAGTTCCTTAGTCAATGCAGCGATAGAACCGCTGGACTTTTTGAGTGATGAAAATGACATCGTATTCTCCGTATTGTTTGTATTTGGTTTGATTGTTGGGTCTTACGCTAAATGCTGTGCTGCCCAACGAATGTATGGTATCAGTCTCTTGGGTCGGTGTCAACCCCTGATTGTAAATTCTTTTTCCACCCAAGCAATTTGTCTTCCATCACTTGGAGGATTTGTAGGAGGTTGCCTTCCCCGTTGGTGTAAAGATTAGACACGGTGTCGATGCGTTGCTTCATCTCTTGCACCTCAGTCTCTTTATCACCATCTTCTTCGACATAATTTGCCATCATTTCTATTCTAGAATAGAATACTTTCTGTTTGGCGATTAGTTCGAGTGTCTTATTTATATGTTCAATCTTCATATCAGTATCAAAACCCCCAAAGTCCTGAGACATTTGGAGGAGTTCTGTATATGTGGATTGCAAATCGTTTAGTTCTTCTTGAACAATTTCTGATTTAAAAAATTCTTCTGTCATAGTTTAACTCCTGCTAGATCTGATACATTACCTACTACTCTTGTGTATAAATGAAGGGTACCATCTTGCTCGCATTTAAGATGCCAACGAGACATCTGCAATACTCCATCATAAGTGGCACCTGTTAAAAAGTCTTCCCCAGATTTGAGGATAGACTTATACATTCCATACTTTGTTTCTACCATACGAAATGCATCATCGATCCACTCATAGGGGGAGGACTCCCCTGCTGGTTCGTTTGATGCAATTGAGGTGTTGTGCATTTGCTTTGATTTTATCTTTAAGTGGTTTGCTAATTAATTTACTTACCATTTCCAACTCTATCTCATACTCTTCACAAACAGACGCTACTGCTTCGATGTAATTGATAAGTCCATTGTTGTTTTGTACTGTGTGTTCCACCAGAGCACTGAATTTGTTCTGAGTCATGAAGTTTTCTTCTAATTCTTTCATCGATTAATACTCTCCTGAAAGTAACGGTATTCTTTGATCCACTTACAAAGAGTATCAATATAAGGTATCTTATCATACTTCTGAACAACTTGCATCTCTCCATTCTCAGCGACAGAAAGTGTAACAAGTTTAGTCACTTCACATCCAGTCAACTCCCAATACATGTATGCATAGGCAGATTCCTGAACAAAATACTTATCAAGAAAGGATTCTTTCTTTAAAGAACCAGTTGTTTTGAAGTCAATGATTGCTAACTCACCATCAAACTCAGCAATGCAATCAACACGACCAGCAATGCATAGGTCAGTAGAATAAAGAGGGGCTTCAATAATATGAATATTATCAATACGATCGAGAGTCTCACGAGCAAACCCAAAAAGGTACGAGGGCAGACCTTTGCTTTCCTTAACCTTTTGCAAGTCGCCTTTAAGGTAGTTCTCAACGATGCCATGATACTTTGTTCCTCTCCATGATGATGTACGTCTGATGTTCTGTGCCTCAGTCCACCCTACTCGCTGTTCCCACTTACGGATGCCTTCAATAGATTGATGACCAACAACAGTAGTTACTGATGGATACCAGTCACCATTAGGTGACTTATAAAAACGACCTTTCTCACTAGTCCTACTTTCGAGTTCATTGATCTCACCAGCAGGACCTACATAATTAAATGTCTTCATTAACTAAATCCAAGGTTGATTTTACTGACCAGGTACTCGCGAACGAGTCCAGATCTAACGATGTCTTCGATACCAAACTCAACACACTCAAATGATGGCATAGTTTGCAAGATCTTCATGAAGTCTAGCACACCTGTGCGTTCATTGCTCTTAATAAGGTCAGATTGAGTGTAGTCACCAGAGAAAATGATCTTTGCATCCTCACCAGTACGTGTGATGATGGAATCAAGTTCGTGGAAGTTCAAGTTAGAGAACTCATCCACAATGATAACGCATTTGTCAAGGGTGACACCACGAATGAATGATGTAGACCAGAACGATACAGTCTCCTGTGCTCTAAGATTATCGTAGAGCATCTCGAATGAATTATCATCAGGCATAGTGAACATGTACTTGACCATGTTCTTGTAAGGAATCTGATACAGATTACTCTTATCTTCATGGTCACCAGGCAAGAAACCAATTTCTCTGGTAGGAACCAGAGAGCGTACCATGTAAATTTTATCGTAAGGTGTCTCAGGATCTAACACCTGTTGCATAGCAAGGTAAAGACTAATGAAAGTCTTACCTGTACCAGCAGCACCATGCAGGACTAAGTTTTTACCCTCAGCGTATGCTTCAAACACTTTCTCCTGATTCTCAGTGAGAGGTTCAATAGTTTTTAGATGGTCTAAATTGATTGGTTTCTTCCTACGCATCTGCTTTGCAGTCATATTAGTGTTAGGAGTCTTACGCTTACGGGCGGCAGGCATATCAAGTATATCGTGAAAGGTTTGCTCGGGGGTGTTCTGATTGAATCTTAGACATCACTTCTTTGAAACCATCAGATTGTTTGGGTTTACCATAGGTAGTGCCAGCGATACCCGCTTGCCAATCCTTGTCCCAGTCAGGGTTGTCTTTCCTCCATTGATCATATGCTTTCATAGTCATGGAGAATTCTTTTTTCTCGCCTGTGTTCTTATTTATTACGTTATATGTCGGCATGGTCAGATGCTCCTGTTTTGTGGTAGTGCGCTAGCGCAGATGTATTTACACAATGGCATGTCTGCTTCAAATAGTTTCTTTGCCTCACTCTGACAGGATGCCATGTAACCTTTGAAATGGTGGCGGTTACCTGTGCTGGTCATAGTGTAGCAAATCTGATAGGGATACTGTTTCATCATGGGATAAGAAGTGCAGATTGATAGCAGGGGTCGTCGTCATGGCATTCACAGTCCTCTGAGCACCACCCAAGCGCCTCTGAGACGACGGGAAACTGACATACGAAGTGTCGCTTACAAAGTTCAGCGATATCCATATGCTCCTTCTGGGTGCCGTTGGCGGTCCTCAGATTTATATAATGGATCCATGATCTAAGATTTCCTGTCATGTAAAGTTTGGTCCCTACGGCGAGGGGAAGCACAAAACGAGCACACTCCTTTGCAATCCCATCATCAAGCATCTTCTTATACAGATCCATACCATGCTCGAAGTGATCCTGCATTAGAATCTCATACTTCTGAATCAAGAATGGATCTACATCATCAATACTATTCTGCCGATTCTTAGTGTCCTGTCTACGCAATTCAGGTAGAGTGATATTATCACCTAGTGCAGATGAATCTGCATAGCGTTGGGAAAACTCTTGGAAGCAGAATGAACGGTGCCTCAGGATTTGAGCTGCCAGTCCCCTGGTAGTCTCAATTTGTAGTGTCATTGATGCTTGCTCAAACACAGACCAGTGTCCATGTTGAATACAATACTTCAACAGACCTGCAATCTTAGGGTTGTCCTGGTTTGCAGGATTACTAACTCTGGCAATATATCCAATAGTTTTCTCTGCATCAGGAGTTACAGAGATTAAGCAGACTTGTGGTTTCATTTAAATAATGTTCTGAAAAGAATATAAAGAGCAAGAGATTTGATATAACCAATAGCAGGCAGTCCAAACAGAAATGGCATAGATAAGTTCCACGACAACCAGACTATGAAGGGAGCGAAGATAACACCAGCAATACCTAAGAGTATAGCAGATGCCTGCTGTCGTGATTCTACACTAGGTTCATCCGTATTGCCATCCTCCTTGTTTAAATTAAATGTATACATTGAGTTCTTCATTTCTTCTTCTTAGTTTCCTGCTGCTGGGGTCCCCATAGTTTGGGGTTTGCTCGACCCTCTGTTTGAGTGAACTTAATAAAATCCTTCTTGTACTTGTCGTAATAATAATCAAACATTTCTACCTGGTTTCTACCAATAGAGATATCAAAGTGACTGATACCATCAATGATATACTCAATTAAGTATGCGGTGTAAGGTAATGATTTGTCTAGCGACAGCGAAGGATCGCAATCTTCATGTACAATCTTCAACTCCGATTACCCCACACGATTTCAGGAAATGCCTCTTGGACACATGATTTAGTTACTTTATAACGTTTCCCAAGGACTTTATCCTTTGCTTTGATTAATACATCTGCTTCATCAGGATGCAGTCCTTCTAGAAGTTGGATGAACATTTGCTCACGCTTAATTGATTTAACACTGGAACCACCTTTAAAGAAGTGGTGCAGGATACGTGCTTCATGAATCAGATTGGTGTGTTCAGTACCAGCAGGTGCTTCATTCTTATTGAATGGAGGAGCACCCTCGGGCATGAGGGACACAATAGATTCATCATAGTTGATGATGAGAATCATACGCAACGCTGCTGAGTTATTCTGTTGCAGAATTTGAATCTTTTCTGCCTTAGTCTTTGCGTTGTGCGCCTTTTGAAGGATCTCAGAGATAAGCAATTTCATTTCAAAAATCAGTAATGTGGTCTAGCATTTCTTTCAACTCATGTTTACCAAAGTAAACATACATCTGTCCTCTACTAGGAGGTTCAGTAGTTTCAAATGTATTTAGGATGTCAGTAGAAACCTGTGATGGGATGTAATCAAAGTCAATTAACTTTTGATTACGTTCATAGTTCTGAGTAGTAATGTCATCACAGAACTGTTCAGGTGACATCTCCAACCATCGTTCGATCTTTACCTTGGACAATGGTCGCTGACGCTTACCAGCAATAAAGGTATCATCATCAGAGAGATAGTTAGGAATACCATCTCCACGATCACCCTTAATAATATGTTCGAGAAGATACTTCTTAGGATCTAGACACTCAACAAACTTCTTTTGTACAGGATTGAACTGATCAACAAAATTATACCGTTGAAGTTGTTGGAAGTCTTTGTCACCGCTGAGGATGAGCACCTTCTGTGGTGGTTGCATATTATTCTGCAACCTGATGTTCCTATGTGCTTGGTCTTTAACCAGAGATGCAATCACATCATCTGCCTCAGCACCATCAACTTCGATAACTTTATAAGGAAGGAACTCTCTGATCTCATCTCGAATAACATTCAAGACTTCAAAGATTTCATTCCAGTCGAGAGATGATTTCTCTCTGTCCCTCTTACGAGTACCTTTGTAGTAAGAAAATTCCTTACGACGCCAGTAATGCTTACTGTCATAACAAAGGACTAGTTCTCCATATGTCTTGAAAAACTTCTTGCGATAGAAACGCAATGAGTTCATAACCATATGACGAACTAGTCGCTCGCTAATCTTAGAATCGGTACTTGTGAGGGACACCATCAGGTTGCTGATGCAGACCTGATTCATATCAACAAGAATCATTAGACCTCAATCGTCTTCATCATGCATCATATCATCTTCCTCGCGGAAGCGCAAGTAGATCAGTGGATCATCTGTCAGTTGCCCATTCTCATCATACATTTCAGGATGCATAACGATCTTGGCATACTCTGCTTGCTCTGCCCAAACATCAAAAATATTCTTCAAGTTCCATGATACAAGGAACCCCAAAGCAAAACTTCCCAGTGTTAGGAAGAAAGCGATGTAAAGAAATGTTGCATCTGCCATGGTCGTTTCTCCCTAGGTAACATTATTTAGACTACTTTCGTTTGAGCGTGGTTCCAAGTTTTCTACCTGGTTTACGTTCAGCATGGTACTGCCAAGCATCCTGCAATATACTATACAAGTAATCTTTAATCTTACGTGCCTTTGGTTTTGGGATGTGACCGTATGCTTCTCGCAACTGTTTGTCACCACCTCTAAGGTAGTCTTCCAACTCTAAGATGACAAAGTTTAAATTGGCAGCAGTAGTAGACTCAATGAATACATTAGTCTGCCGCCTTGTCCACTTGTTCATCTTCAAGTATGGATATAGTTTGAAGAGAAACTTTTGTTCTGTCATAGCAAGATCAATTGATCTTTCTACTAGTTGATAGAGTTCTTCTTCATTAATGTCAGTCATCAGATAAAAGAGTTTTCACGAAGATACTTAACCGCCTCGGTACAACCACCGATACGTTGTCCATTGATCAAAACCTGTGGGAAGGTAGCATTAGCACCAAACTCTTGCTTGAATTGTGTGCGAGTGAACTGCTGGTCAAGGACATGCTCACTATACGTCCAACCACGCATTCTGTAAACCTCTTTGATCTTGGTGCAGTAGGGGCATCCAGGTCTCGTGTAGATGACTGTGCCGCCAGGATTATTTGCCATGATAATTATTAATAAAGATTAAAAAAGGGGAGCATTGCTCCCCCTATATAGCGTCAAGTTATCTTGATGATCAGAAAGAATACTTCACACCCAACTTAGCACCATAACCACGATCGATGTCGCTGTCGCCACTACCAGCGAAGGAGACTTCGCCGTATGCGCCAAGAGCATCGGTCAAACCGATACCAACACCTGCTTTACCAGAAGGAACGGTGTCAGCGTCACCACCATCAGGAGTCAGCACAGTGGCACCACCCTGGACATAGTAGGAAGCAGACTCACCCAGAGCACCTTCGTATCCAACGTGAAGGTCAGTTCCAGCACCGTTATACTCGGAGCCAGTCCAACCAGCATTGGTTTCTACGTTCACGTAGGGACCAGCGAAAGCAGCGCCAGCGGAGACAGAGAGTGCAGCGGTTGCTACAAATACAGATTTGATCATTTTATTTAAATGTTTGTTTACTTGTGGAGTTAAACCCACAGATGATAGAGGGATCGACTTTCCCTCGTTTGTTACAAACTGTTAAGTACAGTTCGCTTTTTATTTATAACCCTACATGGTTGAAATGTGTTTCCCTTGTGCCAGTTTGGTTAGAGGAACATCACAACCGTGTGGATTACCTAGAAAGTATAGCAGGTTCTCCAACCTCTGTCAACCCTCAGTCCTTACCAATAGCATTTCGGATCTGCTCAATCTGCTCAGCAGTGGGAGTCTGATTAATCTCAATAGGTTCTGTTGGCATGTCGGGCATCACATCTTTAAGTTCTTCTAGTGCTAGTGGAATGTTTTCTAGTTGATCTTCCGTCTGTTCAAGGCGATCCATTTCACCCATCCATCCATAATGATACTTCTTCCACTGTTTAAGCATCTTCTTACGACCGACAGGATCGTTAGGATACTTACGCAAGATCTTTTGAAGACCTGTAAGTTTCTTAACACCGTCCACAATTGAACGATCGGTATTCCTTTCACTAAATCCTTTACTCATTCGACTTCCTCAATTTCAATTCTAAATTTAATACGTTTAACTTTTCTATCAGTCTGACACATATACCAAAGATTAGAATCTCTGTTATGGGATTCTTGATAGAAAACTTCCTTAGGTGAGTAAGTATTTTCGTATCTATCATTGATATCAGTACCAATAGTATTGACATTAAGTCTCTTTGGATGTACGTGACCTGAATTCTTGTCCCTAGGGTAGAAAGGAGACGGTAGACTGCCATCATTGGCATTACCATACATGTCTTTCTGCTTTTGATATGGCGGCCAATGCAAGTCAAATGTTTGACCCGCCTGGTATGAAGTTCCCCGATCTAATAGACCAAACATCTCAACACCACATGCCCAGTATATAGAGTTACCAAACCTAGGTGCGCTCGGACTCATATCAGAAGATTTAACTGAATAAGGCCAGAAGGCAACACGAACTTTCGCTTGTGGTCCTAGATCATCCTCATCCAATAATCTTTCTTCCGAATCAACCAGACCTAAAACATAGTCATGCATAAAGGACATCTTACTATACTGCCCATTACTGTTTACCGCAACCCCCCTAGGATAATTAGACTGAGTGCCAGAATCAGTGATACCTTTTGCATAGTATTGATCATATGCATCAACTATCTCTTGGAAATTTCCAGATGTATTGGACTGGGTAAACCACCCCATGAATCCATTTGAGTTAGATAGGTGTCGATATGAACTCAAATTCCCACCAATATTGTTTGATGGTTGGCAAATTAATCCTCTACCATGTTCAAACAATGAGTTATAGAATATGCCACGACCATTACTAACGTTTGGAGTGCCAGTAAATCTACCTCTGTTATCAATGTTACTACTTAGAACAACACCTCTACGATTTCTGCTACCACCCTCATAGAATCCTGATCCGAACCATTCATCACCATCATAATACATATCAGACCAAGAAACATCTTGACCATTAGCACCATTAGTATCAAGTTGACCATTGTCCCATACAGTTACTTTCTTAGACCATGTTTTTGCCTCAATGTCCCACAAACGAATGCTCATCTTTTTGATACGACCACCTGTGGTGATTGATAATCCAGATTGAGTACCAACCCTAGGATTATCTGAGGTGATCTGAGATCTCTGCTCTACCTCTCCTGTAATAGCAGTAGTACCAAGATCTACATTCCATGGTTTCTCAAAAACATTATCATCGCGATCAAAGATAGCAAGACCAAGTGATGCCAGTCCTGTTCGTGGTCCTCTTTGGATCTCAACAACCTGAAATTTAATAACATCACCTTTAACAACAGTAAAGTCAGTTAAAGTAGAACCAACAACTGGCCAGTCACCAACTAGAATAGAATCTTCATGTAAGATCGTACCATTTTTAACTAATCTATATTTGAATCTAAGATCCTCAATCTCTGGCGATCGAATGATACTACCAAATGCTTTTAGACTAAGATTACCACTACGTTGTGCTGTAAGTCTCTGCTTTCTATTGATAGTAGTGCTGTACTCTCCACTACAAACACCAGCAAGAGAATATCTGTTAACGTTATTTGAGTTGGGTGGTGTTCTAGATCCACATTCAGTGCGTGTAACTATGGCATCACGGAAGGTGCCATTGAACAATGGATCCTCACAGTTCTCCCTAACAAGAATAGGAATCATGATTGGTGGTGGTGCTGGTTGTCCGAATACATAACAAGCAATGCCTTCATACAACCACTCACTACCAACCCAAGCAACGCGATACGTTACTTTAAAGTCATCATAGTCTTCATCACTATCAGAACCGTGAAGGTCTTCCCACCACTGCTCGTGACCAGCATGGAACCTAACCTTGTTCCTCTGATCAGGATTCATCTTATGGTTAGAGAAGAAGACCCAGTTGCTTTCGACGGAAGCACTATTCGTAAAAGCATTACCATTGGAAGAGAAACTAATACTCTGCCCATTACTAAGACCATTACTTCCACCATCAGGAACCAAGAAGAATACAACTTCTTTGTTCTTATACTGATTCAATACATCAACTGGAATCTGATACTGCTGCATAGGAATATCAGCAGTTGTGTTCGCTTCAATGACTCTCGCCCAATAGATTTGATCACCATCCTTATTAGTGATCGCGACACCCCATGAGTTTTCATAAGAAGCACCACCTTTCTTAATCTGATATGAGATAGTCATAGGACTTTCATTATCACTAGGAATCTGATAAGAAAGTCTACTAGGATCGTATGATGGTGGTGTTTCTGTATTGTTTCTCTTAACAATTGAATATTTGTGGTCGTCTTTCTGACTGACACCAGCAGAAATAGCACCAATTCTTACACTAGCATTACAATCACTACCATCACCATCCTCCAAGCATAACTTTTTATTATTATCTTGACGTGATATACCGCCACCCTGTGCATTAGATCGATTGTAACTAACTGTATTAGTACCGTTAGTCACATCCATCAACAGTGATCCTGATCCTTTCTCACCACTTCTTCTCACTGTATTACCAGAAGCAGAAATAGTTTCAAAAGAAGTACCAAAAGTGCTTGGATTATCATCCCAAGATACTTCTAACTTTAATTTAGCAGTACCACTACCAGTACAAACAACATTCCCATTACTATCAAACTCACATGACATATCCGAACCATTTCCGTTGTAGTAACGGTGTAGTTCTTGGATCCGTTCACCCTCAACAAGACTTGAACTTGCTTTATCTTTATTCTGGAAAGCATATCCTAATGGCATACCTTCTGACATGCCAGCAGCGTCCATAGTTGCACGTTCACCAGCACCCTGACTCTCAGGACTACCAGGATTCATAGTAAGAAATGTATCTACTGTTGAATCGGAATAAAATCTCCACAGAGTTTTTGCATTTGAATCAGGGTTCTTCAACAGATAGAAGACAGGTTCTCCATCATTAGTAACAGTGTATCCAGGTTTATCTGGTGTAGGTGTGAGACCATACCTATGATCACCACCAACAGGAGCACCACCAATAACTTGCAACGTAACAGTACAGTCTGCTCTTCCTCCATTAAAAGTATAATCAGTCTCCGTTCCAATGGAAGGTAAAGATCCTGAGAAACTATCTACCCACCAGTTACTATCAAAGTCACTACCATCAGCAATAGGTTGCACTTTAAAAGTAACACTAGCACCACCCAAACTTGTAGTATATGTCTGCACAGAAGTGCTGTTGAAGAACTTAGCGCCTGCCTCACAAAATACTTTTCTACCAGTATAGTTACCAGCAGAATCTGTGGTCACAACACGAAGGTTATGTTTAATAAATCCACCACCACCATTAATGTCACCACTAATTGGTTTGAGCATCACGTTTTTAGTATCATTCCCACCTAAAAGATATTCGTAAATGGGTATACGTTCTCCCTGACAGTTGGCGATACATATCTCCTTACTAGTAGAGTTCTGTCCACGGAAGTAAAAGTTATCACAAGAAACAGGAGGTGTTCTATATGTACCAGTAGCATATGGTTTGAATAAACAATCCAAGAAATCTGTGACGCATGGCGTCACACCAGTATCTTCATCAGAAGATCTATTACATGTAAGAATGTCACCCTTTCTAGGTCCTGAAATAACTTTCCACTTGTCCTTAAACTGAGGAAATTTATGTCGCTTTACACTACCATTACGAAGACCAAACTCTACCTCAGCACAGTCTGGACCATCAGGAATTATTGGGGGGAATACATCCTCACCAAGTGTCGGGAAGGGTCCATAATTTGTATCACATATAGGTAGATCAGGGAACAGTTCACACAACCATTTCCATGGTGGTGGATCTGGAAAGAGTCGAGGAAGGACTCTCCCTTTCTCTTCTGGTGGAGGTTCAGGAGGTGGTTCAACCGTAGGATAACATCTCTGAACAATCAATCGAATTGCTTCGCCAGGGGGATCAGTTGGCGGTGGATCTACAATTCCTATTCGAGTAGGGGGAGGAAAGTATGGACCTAAATCAGGAGTAAGTGGTATACGAGGACCATAACAATTATCAACTAGTTGCCTAATAATATCAGCAGCCTCAGGTGGTGCAGGCAAAACTTCAATTGTTTTCTTAGGTCTTGGGAGATATGGACCTTCGTCTGGACTTAAAGGTATTGAGTCTGGACCATAGCAGTTATCAACAATCGCTCTAACAAGATCTCCTGGTTGTGCAGCAGGAGGTGTAACAATAGTACCTTGTTTTGGTTTAACGTTAACGATAGCAGGTGAGTCTGGTTCCTGAGGTACAACTACTCTCGGAGGTTCACCAGGAATATAACAATTACCAACCGTAATTCTAATGTCAGCACCAGGAGTTGGTGGTTCTGTTGGTGTAACTACACCCTGCCTTGCACGAGGATAAAGAATATTACCACCCACCTGAGGCAGTGGAGACTCAGGACCATAACATGATCCAACAGTAATCCTAACCTGCTCCCCAGGTTCTGGTGGGAGGATGGGTGGTACTACACCCGTTCTTGGTTTAATGTATAAAGTCGCAGCAGATGTTGTCCTCTCTGGGAGAGAGGGTGGAAACGTGGTATAACAAGGATTGCCAGCGACCATACTATAAATTTACTTTACAATGTATTTATTGTTCTCCAACCACTCCCTCGTCATAGGTGTTGGTGGATATACTTCCCACATACGACCACGCTCACACGCTTCTAGTGCTGCCATAGTCATACCTTCTGTCTTACCTGCCCAGGTTGCTTCTGCTTCCCATGGCACAGCACTTTCTGGATAGGTACGCTCCACCATCTCACGCCAGAATGCTGGCACGTCTTCCTCTGGTTTGATGATGGCAATCATACTATTCTCGATAGTGCCTGCCATACAATCTTGGGCAGCGTGCCACCCTTCATGACGCATGACACTCATCAATACACCTGGATTATGCATGTAAGCACGATTGAGAAAGAAGTTATTAGTCACAGTATGATAGACACCACGATGTCCTACGGGGAAATACTTACTGTCAGCAAGAAATACTTGAACATCAATCATCGTAAGAGCATTCAACATACGCTGAAACTCTTCTGCAACTGGATTCCAATCTGCAAGTGGGTATTGACTCGCAAGATAATCAATACCCCAGATTGGTTCTACATCGTCAGTACATTCACCAAGAATCATACATCCCATAGAGTGCATAGTCTTGTATTCATTATCCTGTAACGGTGCCGCAGATGCAGGAACGATGAGTGCTAGACCAGCAGCAAAAGCGAGGAGTTGTTTTCTCATTAAAAAAGAGGGTCGTTGACCCCCTCAGTATAGCACAGTCCTCTGGATTTTGCCAGTGAACTTTTAGCGGCGACGATATGTATTATTTATACAATCTCACCAATAACCCAAGATCTCATGCCAAATGGTGTATCAGCAATCAAGCTCTGAGTTAATGTTGCCACCTCTGGCGGCACTACCAGACAGAATCCAATACCACAGTTGAACACATTACGCATCTCCTCTTCGGCAATCTCTCCTGCCTCCTGAATCTTGTTAAAGAGTTCTGGTCTCTCCCAAGCATCATAGTCAACATCAACTGTAAGACCTGCTGGAAGGCACCTAGGAAGGTTCTCAGGGATACCTCCACCAGTGATGTGTGCCATGCCTAGGATAGGAACTTCGTCCAACAGGTGATGGATTAGGGGGGAATAGATGGTGGTTGGTGTAAGCAACTCTGGCATCTCTTTGTAGTAAATGTGATTTCTCCACAACATATCATTGACCAGTGTGTATCCATTACTATGAAGACCACTGCTCTCAATACCGATGACTACATCACCTGCTCTGATGTTACTGCCATCAACAATCTCATTCTTCTCTACAATACCAGTACAAAAACCAGCAAGGTCATAGTCATTTGTTCTAAAATGCTCTGCTGTTTCTCCACCTAGTAGTTCCATTCCAGCAATCTCACATCCCTTAACGATGCCTACCATAATCTCAGCAACATTACAATCAATAGACTTAGTAGAGATATAGTCTAGAAAATATAATGGTTTAGCGCCAGAACATATAACGTCATTGACGCACATAGCAACGAGATCCTGACCAATAGTGGAGTAATCACGGGCAATCCTACAAATATTAATTTTAGTTCCTACACCATCAGCACCAGATACTAATACAGGTTTCTCATATCCTGATGGAACTTCCATCATTCCATTGAACCCACCAATGTTAGGTGCCATTAGTTTCAGGTGCTCTACAATTGCTCGGCCTTTTTCAATATCAACACCAGAAGTTTTGTAGTCCATTAGTGAATTTCTCCTTTTGCAATTTGTTCACGACGTTTTAATTTCCATACTATGTAATCCATCGTTGGGATACACATAGGGTTCCAACCAACAAAGGTTGTTGATTCCTTACTTGGGATCTTCCAACAGGGAGCATCATCATTGTCAAGGTCTAATGATTTACGATACTCATCCTCACCAAACATAACAACTGCTCTCTCTGCCTCATTCAAACTCTTGAAGCAATCAAAAGAATTCTTTCTAATGATATCAGGGATGTGGTGTTTCATTTTTTTAGTTATATAAAAAATTTAGCAAGAGGATTAAATTTGGCAATTCTATTTTCTGCCATATCAACATATTCTTGATGCAACTCTACTCCAAGATATTGTCTATCATTATCCACACAAGAAATAGCAGTAGTTCCAGATCCCATAAAAGGATCTAAAACCAAGTCACCAACATAAGAATAATATTTTACAATCTTATCACTCAACTCCTTTGGATATGGTGCAAGATGTTTGGATGCAGTCTCTGGATTAATCTTCCAAACATTAGATCTTTCATATTTATCCTTTACAAGAGATTTTTCCAGCACGTCACCTTCATATGATCTAACAACTTTATCAATCAAGAAGTCTGCTGGTTTCTGAAAGATAAAAATAGTCTCACTTACAATATTAGGTTTGTATGCTACTGGTTTGCGATGTTGATAAAAACCTCCATTACGATTGATAGCCGCACCTTCTGGTTTTACCCAGACAATATCATCAATATATTTCCATCCCATCTTCTCCATCAAGGAAAAGAAATGAAATGGAATAGCAAGTCTCTTACTCTCATGTGCTCTACTTTCTCTTGCCTGAATCACAGGAGATAGATTGACGGCACACATTCTTCCAGGTTTAGTAATCCGCAGAACTTGTTCAAATACATTAGTAAGAAACTGCAAATACTCATCATAAGTGGGCCAAATAGAATAAGACCTCGCATTATAATATGGAGGAGAAGTGCAAGTAAGATGCACAGTCTCATCATCAATTGTTTTGAGAACTTCTTGACAGTCTCCTAGTAAAATTTTATTCATTGAATATTGCGAGCAGAAGATTTATTAGAGTTGCAGTCACCATTTTCAAGTGACTTTTTACCATGACAAAGTTTGCAGAAAGTCTTCACATTACCTGGCACATTATTATAGTGGTCTCCATCAAGATGGTCAAGATCAAGAGAGTTTTGGAAACCAATCCAACCATCACGAGGAACAGGACACTTGAATCCAAGTTGTCCGTCATGGTTTTCACAGTGGTCCTTCTTGTGAATATTTACACCAGGAATAGTTTTTCCTTTTTTACGAGCATTAGTGCAACGAGAGCACTCGGATTTGAAGGACCAATACTTCCATTCACGGACAGTCACTTTATTACAGCAACCATCATTTACACAATCAGGAAGTTCATGCCCTTCGGCAAAGAACTTTACTTTCTGTTGCTGTGAGAGAGAAGTCACTCGGTTTGATTTCGTATGAAGTAAGTATAGGGCAGAGTGGGGCAGAGTCAGGGGCAGAGTGGACAGTTCCTAGATTGGTTTCATTGGATTGCCAAGGGTTGTAGTCGGTCAAGGATCTCACGATAAGCAGGGACAATATCACCTTCATCGTTTCTGAATAGATCCTTATCGAATCTTTCATCACTACCAATCTTCCAGAGTCTCATACTATCAGGACTGATCTCATCGGCAAGTAGCAACTCACCATAAGCAGTATAACCAAACTCAATCTTAAAGTCAATCAAATCAATGCCCATGATGTAGAACATCTGACGGAGATAATCATTGATTCGCAATGTCATTTCAATGAAAGGTTCAGGATCGTATCCCATCAGACGTACACGGTCTGGTGTCAGGAGAGGGTCATGCTTGGTATCATCTTTCAAAAAGAATTCAACAATAGGATGGGGTAGTGAGTAACCTTCTTGCAGAGTTGTCTCACGAACAATAGATCCAGCAGCACGGTTCCTGCAAATAACTTCTAGTGGAACAATGTCTACCTTCTT